CTCCTCTCTGAGCGTCCCATGGCGTATTCTCTGAGATAAGAGTGTAGCCGTTGTTAATCAGCCATTGGTGCTCATACTCAGTATTGACAGCCCATCCAGCTGACACTGCTCCAGCACTTCTCAGAGCGTAGTAGACAGAGCTTGAGCAATCATAAGAGTCATCTCCGTCCCGTTCTTCCATGCTGTAAGACACTCGCCCTTGTCTAGCTTTCATCCAGGCGATAGCATTTTCAATATTAATTCCCATTTATTTTATTTTCCTTTCATTTTATGGCAATCTAGTAGGCCAAGGTTCACTCGTAAGATACGAGATAGAGCTGACACGGATGTCCCCAATGTCCCTATCCGTAGGGACAGGATCATTAAACTGAAATCTCAGCATATTACTATCTCCCGCTCCTCCTAGATACCACGTTCCATAGGGCACACCTTTGTCATTGTATATGCCACCAATAAGGCTAAACTCTGACCTAAATCCTACAGGGACACCGTTTAGTCCTAAAATATAACAGTTTCTTTCACGGTCAGACGGCTGGACTTGATACCCAGCACCTCCACGCCTTACAATACCAAACCATCCCCAGCTTAGCCCTCCAAACTGATACATCACGGTATCATTTTTGCGCCGTACTTTTAGATATGAATTGCCTAGCTTTGAAACAATAGTGAGAGTCCGCCAACCAGTGTCCCCAGTTAGCACCTCCCATCCCTGAGAGTCAGTTCCTGAGCGTTTTATCCATTTGAGAGCGCCATTTGTGACCGCTGTGTCCACATAGGTTGTCCCCACAGGCGCACTAACTCTGCCATTAGGCATGCCTTGGCCATGGATTTCATACTCATGGACTTGTCCACCTGTATTTGATGCCGGTTGACTTGGTAGCGTTACACTACCCCCACCGTCAGACAGAATGAGCGTGTTTCCGGATAAGGTCAATTTTTGAGGAATACCCACACCGTCAGCACCTTTTGGACCAGTTAAACCAATAGGCCCTTGCGGTCCAGTTTGTCCGATTGGCCCTTGTTCCCCACGCTCGCCCCTTGGTCCAGCTTGCCCGTCTTGCCCTCGTTCACCTTGCAAACCTTGAGGGCCAATAGGTCCACGCTCTCCGGTTTCTCCCTTGTCGCCTTTTGGTCCGGGCGTTAAGGCAATATTTTGTAATTCTTGCTTGGTTGCGAAGTTGCTTGTGTCGATTTCCGGTTTCGTTTCAAGCGCTTGTAAACGTCGAATAATTTCCGAATCGTCAAACGTTGCGCCCTCAACATGAATATTCTTGATAGCTTCTTCTAGTTCAGCTTTCGTTACAATATCTGTTACAGCCACGATGCGTTTTGTGTCTTTCTCAATAACCGGCAATTCTCCGTGTTTGTCAATTTCAGATACACGAACGCCAAACGAGAATTTTAAGATGTCCGCTGATTGTACTACCTTTTCAGCATATACAAACCCGTCAACGATTTCATCGGTTGTAATTAAGCTAGTATCGAATGGAATAGATGCGATATTATCTTCAACCACTCCGACAACTTCCAAGAAACGATTTGTCGTTTTGAAATGGAATAAGACGATAACTTTTTCAGCATTTACATTGTCCAGTCGTAATTCGATGAATGCATTGTTTTTGTCGTGCGAGTAAAATTCTTCTTTGACTCTATTTAAACCATCCCGAACGTCAACGCAAACGCCCGCTTGACGTTTAATAACTTTTTTCAAAGGTTGCCCCCTTTCATTTTAAAATTAAAAGGAAGCCTTACGGCTTCCCTATCTAGTCTTTCTTAGGTTCGTAGTATTCAAGCGCTCGTTCGCTGTCAGTCAATCCAGCGGTTGTTGGATCAGTAACCACTCCAAGCAAGACAAGAATATAAACAAATGTATTCACACCGTTTTGAATGTTTTGTGGAATTTCAAATCCGAATTGTTGAGACATAAGAAATACCGCTCCCAAAAGTGCGATAAGCGTAACTTTATTTTGTAAACGTAGTTTCCAGTTAATTTTATTCATCATCATTTTCCTCTTTGATTTCTAGTTCGAGAAATTTCTCAAACAGTATTTTGATAGCACCGTTTCCGCCTAATTCGACATAGCTTTCATAAAGTCGTGAAAGTTCTTCGATTTCATGCTGACTTGTATTCCCACGTCGTATTGATTTTTTCAAGTTTTCTTGCAATCGAAAACGTTGCAACCGTTGCAAGCCTTTTCCAATTAGTGAAAGATTTTTATTGTTATCCTTTCCGATTTCCTCGACTGCGTGAACTGATTTTTCAAGTTCCCCGATTTTATCTGATAGAACGTTGATTTGTTTTTCGGTTTCTTTTGTATTCTGCGTACTTTTAAACGAGAAATAACTTGGAATAATCACAATTAAAACGGGCGTGAGTTTATCAAGTAAAGTTATAAATTCCAATTAAACCACCCCTTTTCTAAATAGTGGTCTATTGAACGGGTTGAGTGTCTAACTCGCTAGATGGTTTCTCTGGTTTTGGCTCCGTCCATTTCCAAATTCCCAGCTTGCCGTTTTGTTCAAGCGTTGCAAGTTGTTCGAGTGTTTCGCCTTGATAAGTGAAAGGCTCGTTGACTTGAATCATAACACGTTTGCCTTCCTGGAACTTCTCAATATGCCCGTGGTTTTCAAGCGTGAAAATTTCTTGTGGTTGGTAAGTTTTTCCAACTTGGCCAAGGTTTACCAATTCAAGTCCACGTTTAAAAACAGTCGGGTCAAGCGGATTGTCTGTGTCTGTAACACGAGCCAATACCGCCCAATCTGCGACGGCTTTTACTTCCGCAATTTTAGCATCTTTCTGTTCAAGTTTTGCTTCATATTCTTGTGCTTGAGTTTGCAAATCTTCTTGAAGTTTCTTCACGCCGTCAGCCGGATTCAATTCAGTAGCGACTTGACCAAGTACCGCTTGGATAAGAACTTCGTCTGATTCACTCACACGGTCGCCAATCAAAACACGGTCAAAAGCCGTGTATGGTGCATCTTGGCGAATTGCTACGAAAGTACGGTTGTTTTCTTGTAAATATTTGTTTACTACTTTAAATGTCATATATTATTTTTCCTTTTCTTCTTTTTCTGCTTGTAGTTGTTGAAGTTGTGCTTGCACTTCTTCATAAAGCGCCTTGTAATTGGCGCATTCGATTGTTTTATTAGCAAGTTGAATTGCTAGGTCGTTAATAACTTTGTCTGCCGTGTTCATGTTCTACCTTTCTATTTTTAATGCCATTGGCTATAATAGCCTCGGCTATAATTGCCGGCTACTGCTCCAAGGTTTCTAAAATTATCATAAATATCATCAAGAACTTTGCTTAATGAAGCCCCTTTTATAACAATTTCTTCAACCCCGTTTATTTGACGTTCGACTGCATTGATTGATAAAGAGTTTACTCCAGCCTGTCCGCTCTGTATGAAGTCCATTTGTTTCCCATAGAACGTAATAGCCGTTTGAACATTATCACCTGTTCGTCCATTCCAAATTTGAATACCTGCTGAAGTGCTATCCATTTTTTGCAAACCATTTCGGTTACTTAGCAAGGCCGTGTAAGTACCGTCAACTCCGTTAATGGTACCTGCGCCAAAAGTCAGATACTGTAACGGTCGTCCCGGAAATTTGTTTTTAATACCTACGCCGTGACCGTTCATATCAATCCAGCCAGTTTGTAAGTCAAAATCCGTAGCGCCGTTTAGTGAAGTTAGTTTGCCACCTTTGATGATATTTGCCGTCAAACCCTCTGCGACAACATTCTTTGCAGAAATATTGATAATATTCGCTTGACTTGCGTCAATCTCTCCGATATGAGCCGTGCCAATTTGAGCGTTACCAATCATAGACTTCTTAATAACACCGTCTTTGATATAAGTTTTCTCACCAACTGAAATTAGTCCCTCGTTGATTTTAACTGAGCCGTCAGGGTTTAAATTGATAGCACCTAACACGTCCCCAGCACTATTTAAATTCTTAACCGACCATGAACCCGCAAGCTGTGTGACTTGTGTTTTTGTAGCTTCAAGATTGCGATAGGCTTCGTCAAATTGGCTTGGCTTAAAGTTACCAGTTCTCGGACCTCTCACAAGCATAGGCTCTTTGACTTCTATCCATCCATTTTTTACAAGATAGAAGTAAATAGGGAAGTTCCCTACTTGGTCAAAATCCAGGTCTTCTGTCATTTTGAACGTACTTTGGAAGTCAATCCAAACGTTTCTGACTGGTGTTTTCGGAGTGGTAATCGTTTTTTGTAAAACAGTTTTGTTCTGTGAATGATTTTTAATAACCACGCAAAACTCATCATCTAGTTGTCGCCTGATTTTATACTTAAAACCCAGTGTATACACTTCGCCTTTTAAGATTTTAGGAACGTAAATAGGCAATGTGAACCCGCTCCAGTTATAACGAGTCAAACCTTGAGCATCAATATTGAATACGCCGGCTGATGTTGTGTAAATGTCAACACCGCTTCGTTTATTGACGATTGTGTTTTTATCAAGCTTTTCAGAATTAACAATCAAGTTATTATCGGATACGACTAAGTCGTTGACTTCCGTCTGGAAAATCTCGTTAGTCATAACTAACCGTGAAATTTTATCAGGCAAACCTTGTTCCGTGTTACCTAAAACACGTTCATAGAGTTGACTTGTTTCTTTAACACGTTGAAAGTCTGCTTCATTGACCTTGCCAGCAATTTGACTCGCAATGTCTGTAATACGTCCGTCAATACCTTGTTTATATTCTGCTAGCTTTGCTTCATTTTCCCTTGTGAGTGCTTCAAAACGTTGTTTCGTTCCCTCGACATTTTCAATAAAAGTGCTTTTAGCGACAAAATCTTGCGATAAAGTTTCACGAATAACGCTCGTTTGCTTGGCCGTTTCTTCTCTAGCGTATCTCTTTAATTCTTCTTGACGTTGACCGTCTTTATCAATGAATGATGTTATTTCTCCAATTTTAGTCTTTATGCCGTCTGTCGTTTGTGTGACTTCAAGCATTTTAGAGCCATATTCATTTTTAAAGTCAGTAATTTTGCCATCTTGCTCGTTAACTCTACTAGAGATATTGATGAGATCAATAGAGTTTCCCCGAATAACTTCCTTGATTTCACTAATAACTTCAGCACTTGCTCCAGCTTTTTTCAAGGCTTCTTCTGCTTTTGCTTTAGCTTCGTCAACGCCTGAAAGATTGAGATTTTCAAAACGCCTGCTGATTTCGTCAATGATTTCTTGGTCGCTATTTGACCGGATGACTTCTTTCCAAACTTCACCCGTCCACCTTAACATGATTGTCTGTCCCTCGTGTTCCGGATTCGGTTTGAACCATATATCATTGATACCGACTTTTCCAGCGTGTGTTTTCGTCGGGTCATTCGCACCGTACCAATTCTTGTTCAATCCGTCAGCGCTTGGCAAAAAGTCCGGCAAGTTTTTAAGCAATCCGTTAAAACTAGACGAGATCAATTCATCTGCTTTCTGACTAGCGATGTTTTGGATTTTAGCTTCATTGCTTTCTGAAATCCTATCGCCAAGCTTGATATCGCTTGATTCGTTATTTAAACGGTTAAAAGTGATTTCAAAAATACGGGTATCATAATCTAGCTTCTTATCGTGTCGTACAACTCGGATAGTGTCGCCGATATTGACATCTTTTAAGTAAACCGTTGACGTTTTCAAGGTCAACTGTGGTCTTGAAGCGTTGACTAATTGGTCATACGTTCGACGAATTAGAATGTTAGCATCTTCTTCTTCCTGGAAGACTACAAAGCCAATTTTGGCTCGCATCGTTCCGTCAGCGTTCTTGATGCCGTATTTTTTCGTCATTTCCGGAAGTTCGACATATTTCTGCCCTTTTGGTTTGTCAACTGGTGCGCCTTTAGCTTTCTCCCAAACGACATTCTCAAAATTCAATCTGCGCCCGTATCCAGCTTGTCCGCCTTCGTTTGATGCGCTGACTTCCTCGCCTTTACCTCGTCCAATTAAAGCCGTGAATAAGTTTGTGCGCTCCACTTCTTGCAATATCTGCAAAGCATTATGTCCGTACACTACACGCTTGCCAGTCGCTTCGCCGATGCGTTGCTTAAAATCAATGTACCGTGCGCCAATTTTGTTTCCGTTCATTTCAACGAAAAACTGCATTTCTAAGTTCCAAACGTCGCAGACTTTTTTCAAGGCTTCAAACGTTGAAATGTAGTAAAAATTAGTTGATCGTTGACTTGTTTCACTAACAAATCTAGCTTGCCAGTTAGTGCCGGAAAGTAAATCATTAATAACAGGTCTAGCAAATGTATTCTGTGGTCGTTTGTCTAAAACAACGGATTTTCTTAATTCTTCAATTCCGGATTGTACGCCGATTAAAGTAGTAAGTTTTTCTGAGAATTTTTGTGCAATATAGAAAAAGTGGAATTTATGCGCATCGTCGATTGACTGAATAGCCATGTATTCCACTTGTTCCAATTCTTGCGCCGTCAAATCTAACATTTCAACGGTCAAGCGGTCTGAAACGTATTTGTCAGTTGTCAAAGTGAATTTTTGGAGGGCGGACTTGATAGCATCTTTTTTGACTAGCTTTATAAGTCGCTCGTCTTTGTCGAATAAGTAAATCACCGTCGCTCATCCCTCCATTTCACTTCTTTTACTAGTGCATTCGTAGCTGAAACGGTATCACGATTTCTGACCTTGAAATTTTCTAGATCACTAAACAAATCAAGTTCGCTTAGAATGCTCCGCCCTTTATACATCGCTTTTACCTCGTTTGTTTCAAACAAGATTGTAATATCTTGGTTGGCATCATAAGCACCAGTAAATGAAATTGTTTGTCGTCCGTTTGTGATTCTGACTACGTTTGTTGTTTTAGTCGTTGTTACAACTATTTTTTCCGGCGTAACTTCAAAAGCACCGGTCAATTCAATCTGTCCGACTGAATCTTTCAACCGTGATTTCTTGTAGCCATCCGGAACTAACAAAGAGAAACGGCTGACAATACTTTTTGAATTTTCTTCAAAGTTGTCAGCGCCGTTAAAAATTGCAAAATAAGTGAAATTCGGTTCATCCTTGAATGTTACTTCAAGCAGATTTGAACTGTTTGTCGTTCGTAAGAACAAGTTTAATTTGTCGAATTTTTCCCGTAATTCTTCGCTTGTTTTAGCTTCTAACTGGTATTTGATTTCAAGCACCCTTGAAGGCTCTGAAATTTCTTCAATCCAAACGCCACGACGGCCAGCGATAGAAGTCGTCTTGACCTCACGGCCAATCAAACCTCTACCCGATACCGATAATTGTCGATACCCGTCCACGATGTCGTTTACGGGCCTTCCGTTTATACTCATGTTATCGCTAGGCGTAGTCGCCACGATGTCGTTATGTTTTTCTAATCTTGAATATCCATACATGGTTTTCTGCCTTTCTAATAACTTGCTAAAGTCAATTCCATTTCTTGAGCGCTTGTGATGTCTTCAGTAAACGCTCTATACGTTGTATTGCCCATTTTAAGAACAATGTTCGCAGATTGTTGTCCAACCGTGATTGTACCGCCGTTGAAATCTACTGACGTATCATAACCAGTCAAACGTCCTAATTGGCCATCAACGGCGTTTAATTCGCCTTGCAATGTTCCGGCTAGGTCTTTACCGGCAAACGCATCAATCGCCCCTTGAGCCATGTTTCCGACTGTTTTCATGACTGCGCCGGCTCGGTTGTTAACCCCAATGATGAATCCTTCGTCCGTGTATTCCCCGAATTGACGGAAAACTCGTGAAGGCGAATGGATACCGAGCAAACCTTTTGCCCAGTCGATAGCGCCTTTAACTGCTCCACCTACTGCGTCAATCAAAGCGCCCGCAGCGTTTTTGACACCGTTGACAAATCCCATAATAAGATTTCGTCCGACGTTATAAGCGTTGCTAACAAAATCACGAGCGGCTGCAACCGCATTTCTGAATCCGCTTTGCGTAGCTGATACAATTCTAGGTCCAGCACCCGTAATTGTGCTTACTAGGTTATTCCAACCGTTAACAACTGCATTCTTGATATTCTGAATAGCATTTGAAACAGTTGATTTCACATTTTCCCAAGCACTCAAGATGCTTGCTTTGATATTTTCTAAAACGCCTTTCAAATAAGCCACGATAGCGTTCCAAACATTGATAATTGTCTGTTTTGCCGTTTCAATGGCGCTTGAAATGGTTGTCTTGACGTTTTCCCATGCGTTCAAAACCGCTGATTTGATTTTTTCCCAAATCGTCGATAAGAATGTAACGATTGCGTTCCAAACCTCGCCAGTTTTTTCTTGGATGATCGTCCAAGCGTTCGAGATTGCTTCTTTTACCAAGTCAAAATTGCCGGTTACAATACCATAAATTGTGAGCAATACCGCTGCAAACGTTGCTTTGATAATCTCCCACGCTGAACTGAAGATTGTACTAATAACAGTCATCGCTGATTGGATATACGTCCAAATTGTCGTCATAACTGTTGTAATCGTGGTTGAAATTGTTTCCCAAATAGGACTGATAAACGCTGAAATTGCGTTCCAAGTGGTATTCCACAAAGTCTGAATAGTCGTAAGCGTTGTACTAATGAACGTATTGATCGCGTTCATAGTTGTGTCGATGATATTCTTGATAAAGTCCCAAACGGGCATAACTACCACGCTTAAAACGCTCCAAGCTGAATTCCAAAGGGTTTTCAAATAATCAAGTCCGGAACTTAAAAATTGAATGATGCCGTCCCAAATTGCTTTGAGTAAGTTCTTTGTACCCTCGAATGCGTTGTTTGCAGTCGCTTTGATTGTTTCCCATGCACCCGACCAGTCGCCGTCCATGATTTGCATGACAGCCTTGATAATACCAAGAATAGCGTCTAAACTGTTGCCAATAACAATTTTAATAATGTTCCAAACGCTCTTGACCGTTGCCACGATAGCGTTCCATGTTGACTTGATGATAGGTGCTAGAAAATTCGTTACTGTTTCGACTATCGTCTTGATTTGATTCCAAACCTTAGTAGCAACCCTTTCAATCAATTCGTGGTTTTCTTCCCACCATGAAGTCATTTTGCCCCAAATATCACTTACAAACGAAGCAATCGCTTGTACTGCGCTAGTAACTGCACTTTTGACCGCTTCCCACGCTGAATTTACTTTGTTTCTGAAATCTTCACTAGTGTTATACACACCGACTAAAACGGCAATGAGTGCTGCAACTACTGCGATAACAATAAGTACGGTACTACTTAATGCGCCCAACGCTCCAGCGATCGCGCTAAAGATACCGCCCCCACCTTCAGCAGCCGTGAAAAGTGCTGAAATTTGAGACGCAAGACTACTCAAAAAGCTGAAAATGGAAATCATTTTAGCAACTCCAGAAGTTACCGCCCCGATAGCAATTAGTGCTGGTCCGGATACAGTAGCAATCAAGCCAACCCATTTCTGCCACGGTTCAAGCGGTAAATTATCCCAAATTGTCAAAAGAACCCTTGAAACGTTGTCTTTGAAGGTCAAAACCGTATCTTTCAAATCTTCCAGTAAGCCTTCGATGTCCGCTTCACCGTTACCAAGCCCAGCGACAAGGTTTTCAAACGATGCTTTCATTGCTTGGAATGAACCTGCAACAGTTTCACTTGCTTCTTTTGCCGTCGTTCCAGTGATTCCGAGTTTATCTTGAGTGATTCCGATTGCTTCAATCAACGTATGGAACGGAATATCTTTCACGTTTTCCGCTGTAGCTTCAAATGCACCGTTCAAAACTCCGGATTCATTGACAAGTCGAGCCATTTCGCCAGCAGTACCACCATAGCCTAGCTTCAAATTGTCCAGCATCGTGTAATTGTCCTTCGCAAAACCTTGATAAGCGTTTTGGATATCGGACATATTTGTGCCCATTTTATTGGCGTTGTCTGCCATTTGAACGAGTGCCTTATCAGCATATTGTGCAGCCTTTTCAGTATCTCCGCCTAAACCTTGTAGCAAGGTTGCAGAAAATGAAGTTACTTGTTGCATATACTGATTTGCTGATACACCAGCCGTTTTAAACGCATTGTTTGCATTGGAAAGAACGCTTGCGCCTTTTGCTTCCATTGTGTCATACATTTCTTGCGCTTCTTTGGCTGTGATATTGTATTTTTTAGCAAGTCCAATAGCACTTGTTCCATTATCTTTGAATAACGTTTCTACACCGCCTAGACTTTGCTCTAAATCTGCAAATGATTTGACGATACCAGTAACACCAGCAACTACTGGTGCTGTCAATGTAGCACTCATACCAGCACCCAATTTCATAGAAGCAGTCCCAACTGCTGAAAGACTATTGCTTATCTTATCTAAACTTGAGCCAGTCTGATTTTTCATGCTTTGAAAAGCCATCTGCGCTTCTTTCATCCCTCTAGCAAAATCAGAAACATTGGCTTTCAGTATGGCGGTAACATCAAAATTTGTTCCCATGAGTTACCCCCTTTCTTTCATAGATTGATTGAGCCTTCTGTTTCTATCAGCTAGGCTCAATCGTTTGTTGTTGACTTGTTTGATTTCTTCTTTACTAAAAATCTTGGCTAACTCTTTTTTATGATTGTAAAAATCGTCAAACGTCCGATACGCTGATTTTGCGCTTTTGCCTTTTCCTTTGGTAGCTTGGACTGTTTGATTGAACCACGCTTGAATAGCTGAATGATAGCGCATATCTTCTTGTTGGATAAGATAAGCCATGTTATAGATTTCAAATTCTTCTAGCGTAGTCTGTGAAGCTTCTAAAAAGGTCATATTGTGTCTAGCTATGAGCAATGCTATTGCTTCATCATAGCCAAAATTTGAACCTTGATTCTCCCTTACTCGACTAGGTTCATGGCTTTTTTGAGTAGGGGCGACGCTTTTAACTCTGCCACAATTTCATTAATGGTCTTGTCGTATTCGTCATTCAAAATCAAATCTTCCAAGAATTTTTCAATCGCTTCATTGCTTGGTTTTTGCGCTTCGGTTACTGTTCCGGCTTTGATAATATCTACAAAAGCCATTGGATCGTTTAGCGCTTGTCCAGCGTTAAGCAAGGCCATTGCACCATATCCGGTTTTAATGCCTTCCAATTCAGCAGAGTGAAGCTTGTTCATTTCTCGCAAAAAGCCAAGTCCAAAGCGTAAAGTGTAATCACGTTCTCCAATTTTTAAAATCATGTTTTAATTTCTCCTTTAAGTAAAAAAATAAAGGGCAAATAAATTGCCCTTGTAAATACCACTATTAAACCGGAACGCCTGATCCGTCTGTTTCTTTTTCAAGTGTGTGGTAGTTGTATTGTGCGCTTGCGACTGCTTGTTTTTGTGTTTCTGTCAACTTATCTGTATGCAAGATACCGTTGCCGTCAATAGCGACTTCATAAGACAACTCAACCTTGTCGTCTGACGGTGCTGACAATTCAAAGTTTTTAAAGTAGCCTTGATAGTATTCTACATCGTACTTATCAACGCCATCAACTTGTTTCTTGCTTCCAAGGTCAACGATCCAGCATTCGATTTTATCGTTTGCTTTGAACCATTTGCGCATTTCTTTCCACATGTTTACGGTGTCGCCGTCTTCACGATAAGCGAGCGATTTGAACTCTCCGCTTGTTTCTCCGTCTGAAATTGAGTTAACAACGCCGTCTTTTGTTTTAGTGCTTTCTACGTTCTTTTCTTGTTTGATAGAAAGTTCAGATTGAAAACGTACCTTCCCCGCATCTTGTTTAGTGCGGTCAGCGTAGCGACGGAAAAAGGCAATAACGTCTTTCCCCAAAATTAATTCTGCCATTTATTTCTCCTTTTTGGTGTAATTAAAAGTAAAGTCCAGCACGATATGAAGTAACGGCTGAACATCTGTATTATCTGCGATGACTTGTTTTTCTGTATTTCGATGATTGAAGTTATACTCATACCCGTCTTTCAAATGCTTCAATACACTTTCAAGATAGGCTGAAATGTTGTCTATTTTAGCTCTCTGCGCTCGTATTCCGTATATATGGACTGTCTGCCTTACTGTTCCGTACAAGTCATTGTTAGGCGTGTCAGAGCCGTTATATTCGCCAATATAAACAAACGGATATTGTGCATCTGCATCTGGTAGATAATCATAAGTATCTACTCTTAAATCAGAAAGAGCAAATAACTTCCTAAACAAATCGTGGTTTGGTGTCATTTAAAAACTCCTTTCATAACATCCGTCATATCCTTTTGAAATTCGGGTAATATTTGCTCTAACATAGGTCTAAAGTGTGGTTTACCAGCCATAAAGCGTGTACCGTATTCTTGATACCCTGTATAAGATGCACTACCCGTTATCCATGCTTCCATACCGTGATAAGTCACGTTGATATGCTTTTTCAAGAAACCAGTATCTTCTGGTGCTAGTTCCCTTGCTACTTTCTTTCCTTTTTCGCCTTTGTTCTTAACAACTTGTATAGATTGTTCTACAGCTTTAGGGTGTGCGTTGTAAATCGTGCTTGTTAGCTTCTCTAATCCGTGCCATTCTATATTTACGCCCATTTTATACCTTGACCGTCTTTTTGAGCCGTACAGAGCATTTTGAAGCTTCTACGCTATCAATCAATTCATACTTGAAGCCGTCATAGATTGCATACAAGAACGGTTCTTGCTCTTGCTGAAATCTACAAATCATGACGACATCTGAACGACTGCCGTATAACTCAAAGACTTTGGATTTTTGAATGAAATTCACAAAACATGGTACAACTACGGATTGTTCAGCTTGGTTTTCGTAGCTATCAGTTTCAGGGTTATATTTTGCAACGCCTTTCCCTCTAACAAGCGTTATTCTGTGCGGAGTTTTCATAGAAAGAATGCCTTTCCACGTTGACGTTGCGAACCGTCAAGACCAAAATCCTTATTCAAAATAGCCATGTACGGCTTAAATAAGTTGTCGTAGTCTTGATAAGTTACTGAATACCCGTCCACGGTTTCAGTAGAAACACTTTCTGAACCTTTGCGCCCATAGAGTTTATAAACAACGTTTTCAATCATGAAATTATACTTACTGTCAATATATACTGAACCAGTAAGCGATTTGAAGTAGCTTTCAGCATCTTCAACTAGGTCATTTAACAAGTCATTTTCTTTTGTGTCGGTTAGATCAATACCCAACCGACGCTTAATTTTAGCAAGTTGGGCATTATCCATGATTATTCCCCTGCTTCTTCTTCGATTTCTTCAACGGGTTCAGCTTTAGGCAACACAATATCGCCTTGCGCTCCGTCTGATTCGATAACGCCTTTTTTCAAAAGCGCTTTAATGCGAGCATCAGACACATTCAAGTCAAAGCGAGGATAAACCTCGCCTTTCTCGTATAGTCGATTATTGTCTTTGGTATCAATGATGTTTTCTGTTACGATATAAGCCATTTAATACCCCCTTTCAAGATTAGACGTTTGTCGCATCTGTCAACTTAGCAAATGCGTTTGTCTTAGTAATCATAACTGCGATGTCCATTGTGCAACGGATAGCAATCATTTCTTGTTCAAATAGGTTTACTGGGGTTCCATCTGCATTCTTAACAGTCGTGATTTGACCTTCTTCAGAAATCTTGTAGTTGATGTTATAAGGGACACCATAGATAAGGTTGTCGAAGTCCCCAGCAATCAAATCGCCTTTTTTGAATTGTTTAGATTTCATGTCAACTACGACAGTTCCGTCAAGTTTGTTTGTGTCTTTGTCGTAAATGGTTTTCTTATCGCCGTCACGAGCATCACGAAGCGCTGAACGGTTAGATACACGAGATACAAAAGCGTTGATTTCGATGTCGTCGTCCAAAAGTTTGTCTTCAAGTTTCAAGATGTTTTCATAAGTTACTGGTCCGCCAATGACTTTACTTGCATCTTTAGCAGCCTTAGCGACTGAGTTTGCAAATGGTGTTTCATGTCCAAGTAGTCCGGCTTCGTCAATCTTAGTGTAGAACGCTTCAACGATTTGTGGTTTCATGTCTTCAAAGAATTTTTCCCAAGTGTAGTTGAGCGCTTCACGAGAAGCAAGAAGAATGATACCGAGTTTGTGAGCGCGAAGCGTTACTGGTACGATTTCCGGCTTGTCAGTCTTGATTGTTTCTGTTTCATTTACCCAGTAAGCTGAAACGCCGTCTGTTTGAACGTGGACTGTTTTTTCTTGTTTACCGTCCATTTCATGATATTTACCGAGTTGCATCACGATAGAATTTTGAGCGACTTCCTTCATGATGATGTCTGTAAATTCTTTGTGAAGAGTTCCGTCTGGTTTCTGTGAAACAAGGACTTTAGCAGGGTTAAAAGTTTGTACTGTCATTTATAAAATCTCCTTTAGATAATTCTTGAGTTGCGGAAGATTTCTCCGCTTGATTGAGTTTTTGAACCACCAAAAGCAGTGCTTACTGCGGGCGGTTCTGATTGTGTGTATTCAGATTTGATTTCACTAATAATGCTTTCAAAGTCTGAAATAGCTTGTAGTGTGCCGTCTGCTGTGTCTTTCACGACAAAAGCAAGCACTCGTTCATTTACAGGCAACTTACGACTTGATAGAGTTTTAATAGCTTCATCTGTCAATTCTCGCTTGGTTTGTTCTTTCTCTAAACCAGCGATTTTGTCAAGTAGCGATTGCTTTTCTGCTTCTGCTTCTTTTCTGCGGTATTCTTCAAGCTCTTTACCTGATAATTCAGTTTCCGCTTTATACTTTTCCAAAGCCTTTGCAATAGCTTCTTGAGTAGATTGAGCGTGCTTTTTCTCTGCTTGCTCAAGTCGTCTTTGCATTTCTGCGATTGATACCGTTTTTTCAGTTTCTGGTTTTGGATTGCTAGCTTGTTCCTCAACAGTAGTGTCCTGAACTTGAGTATCAACTGTCTGTGTTTGTTCTTCTGCCATATTGGCTCCTTTCTCTACGCTTTAACGAGCAACCCCCTCGAACTCATGCGCATTTTTATGTCGTAAGCACGGTTTGGACAATATAAAAAAGCTTGGATTTAAAATCCAACCTTTTGTTAAGTTTCAATAATCATAGTTGAACAAGCAGAAACGGAAATATTTTTTATTTCTAGTTCACAATTTAAAAAATCTACCGAATGTTCGCCATCCAGCCATTTTCCTTCCTGAGTTACATTAAAATAAGTTCCTTCATCCACAAATTCAGCAAGTTCTTTCACTTTCATTTTTTGATACCTTTTAAAAATCTTGATTAAATTGATCTAGCGTACTTCTTCCGTCTTTGTACTTCATTTCAATATGTCCATACGCTGAGCATCTGCAATTCGGATGCATAGGAAACATATTTACGCCTTTTTCCACTTTGTCAATCGGTACTGCCGTATTATCTAACGGCTTACATATATCACAAGCGCCACTTTCTGCTACAAAAATCATGTGAGTAAAGCCATTATCTCGTAGCATTGCGCGGTCTGTGTCAGAGTTTATCCTTGCTATCTCGGTTTTTATCAACCGTTTAGCGTTATACTCACTTGTACCGTACTTGTTAGCAAGTAGTTTCATTTCTTTTTGGTAACCGTTCATATCTGTATAGATACGGTTTAAAGAAGCGAAAACATCTCTTTGTAGTATTGCTTGTAAACCTGTTTTGCCCCAAACTCGACTAGAAAAGTTTTGCCCGTAAAAATCAGCGTCTAAAATCGCTTCTAAGCGCTTTGTCGCTCCTTTGGAAGAAATACCCAAGATGCCCGCTTGTCGCTTAAATTCGGCTAAATATTCGCTTCTGCGTGCCTTGTCAAAGACTTCATCAAGGTTACTTGTCAAACTGTTAATTTCAAGTCCTAATTCAGCTTTCAAAAGTTCTAAACGACTGACTTTCATTTTCAGATTGTAAATCCGTAACCATGAATTAGTCTTATGACTGAAATCTTTCTCTTTAACAGCTTTTCTTGCCTTTTCTGCAAACTTCGTAACGTCAAATTCAGAAGCACGCTTCATAGCCTCTTGCTTCGTCAAGCCCTCACGCCCAGCATAACCAAGATAAAACTTGTCTATCTGTGCTTGAAGTCGGTCATAGCTTTCTTGATATAACTGTGTTATCAACTTATCACGGTCTAAATCACGCTTGATTAGTTCAGCTTGTGCCTTACGTTCTGCATTGTATAGTCTGTTATCAGCTTTCTTGCTCATTCATGCCACCTACTAACTGCATGATCTCGTTGTCACTTGCTCCACTTTCTTTCAAAATGCGCTCTTGCTCCGTCTTGTAGTCTGTGAAACTAGCATTGTTCATCAATGTTTCTTGTGATACCACTCCACCAGCTTCTATATACGCTTTAATCTCATTCCATACATCTTGTGGAATGTTTGGATGGAAAGTAAAGGTCAGCTTGCTAGCTTCAATCGTTGGCTTATTGATAGCCTTGTGAATGTTACTGATTAGTTCATATCTTCTACGTAAAGCCTTAGTAAAGTATGTTTCTTTATTCTTTCTGACTTGCTCAAGTCCAATCATTTTATAAAGCAATGCAATTCCCGAAGATGTAGCGTTAAATCTATCATCTTCAAGGTTAGGAATACGACTAAATCTGTGAATGTCATTTGCTAGTCTATTCTTGTATGCTTCCGTTCCTTGCACGTCATATTGCTTGTAGATATATCCAGCATCTGCGCTTGTTTGTTGTCCGTTTGCGCTAATTCCAGTTTGAAGTAGTAGCGTGTTAGCATCTTTCATCTTAGCAATATCACTTGCTGATAAACCCAATGCGTCAAGGTCGCCCTTAATCAAAAGCATTGCATCATTCAAGTCTGACATATAATTGGCCGTGTCAGATTGTCCAGCATCATAGGCATCTATCAAAGAGATTTCACTTTCAAAGTCACCCATTCTATAGCGATTATTCCACCATTCAACAACTGGAACATCCTTATATTCGTGCTTCGTGATTGTATCAACAGTCAAGCGTACTGCATTTGTTGTATAAGGTTTATAAGTGATAGTTTGGTCTTTAGTATAGACTGTCATATTCACTTTATCAGCGAATACTGGAAGATGCACGGCAAGAATGATATTCTGTTCAACTGTTAAATCACGAACAACAAACATTTCAAGCGGGTTAATCAAAACAACCCTATCTGCTCCGTCTTTATCTCTAAAGTGGTATTCAAAAGCACGGCCATAGATTGAAGCATCAAGGGCTAAATCTCCGTTCAAAGCGTTAATGTCATTGTTCCACTCTATTTCTTGGATAGTTTCAAGTTGCTTTTTCTCTGCTCCCTCAAGGATACCGATAGAAACGGGATTTCCGATAACGTAGTTAGTAGCAAAGCTAGAAATATACCCGCCCCATTTGTGACGTACACGATAATCTGCCTTTTCGTTATCTAGTCGTCTGTGTCCTGACAAGATACTGTAATTGTCGCCTTTAGCGTACGAAGATAGCACTTTCAAGCGCTTTTGTTGGCTATTGAAAAATGCTTCAATCATGCCCCTAAAGACTTTCTTGCCGTTATCTGTATCCAGCAACTCATCACTTGAAGCATATCTAAATTGCTCGTTTGAAATACTGCCAAAGTATAGACTGTCAGACCTTGATTTATTTACTGTGTCTATACCATGTTCAAATTCGTTTACTTTGTCCAATGTTTACCTCCTAAACATCTTATTGATTTTACTGATAGCTTTGTCAACGTCCACATCTTTTCTTGTTTGATATATCCTATCTTGCAAGGCGTAGCGTATAGCATCTATGCAGTGATTGTAGCTATCAACTGGCTCATTGATATATTCGTTTGTCTTTTTATCTTTCTTCCAAGTATAATTTTCAAGTTCTTCAATCAGCTTCACGCATCTTTCATCGACTATCCATTCATACTGAAGTAGGTATTGGATGCCTTGCATAACTGAACCAGCACCTTTCTGCACATCAATAACCCGTGGAATACCAAGATTTCGCAATTCTTGATTTGATTTCTTTTCAGCGCTATCTGCTCTGATTTCCTCTTTGGCATACCCAAGGGTCTTGATACTTTCAGCAATCTTGTCATTCGTTAAACCTTTTCTTACAAACTCCTCAACGACATATAAGCGCTTGTTTTCGTCGTCTATCCTTACATGAAGCAAAGCTGACGGGTCATTAATAAAACCATAGTCAAGTCCAAAATAAGCGGGCAAGTGCGCCAATTCTTCCTTGTTAAGCAAACGCCTTTCATACTTAGGGAAAATCAGTTTGTCAAGTGTCGCAAACTCACCCAAAGCATATATCTTGTAGTATGCTTCGTTTCTGTTTGCCAGTTCCTCGATATTCTCGATTGTCACCTTGTCTAAAAAGCGATTGTCCTTGTATGAAGTATGATAAACAACTGTATTTTTGGGCTTCTTCACAAAGAATGCGTTATAAGTCCAGTTTACTTTCGATACCGGGTTAAACATCAAGAATATCTGCTTATTCAAGTGTTTCTTAGCACGTAAACGCAACGTCAACTGTGTATAATCATCAAGCGTGAACTCAGATGCTTCTTCCATGACTACATCTGATATATCTTTGATAGACTTGATTTTCTCAGGGTTATCTAAACCCTTAAAAATAAACTGTGCGCCGTTTGGTAACTCAATCCGATATGCTGAATTATTGACCTTGCACTTGTCTAACAACTGCCAACTGTCCAAACATTGCTTCACATCTTCAAAGATAGAGTCATAGACCGTAGCGCCTACTTTTCTAAGAAATAATACTTTTCTTGGATGTTTCCAATCTTGACAAGCCTTAAAAACAACCTTTTGTATCACGCCATGGCTTTTACCACTCGAAGCACCGCCATAGTGCACCTCGGTAAAGGTTGAATAGTCATATAGCTTATCAAAGATATGCTTGTTAAATACACGGCTTGGATAGTCAATAATGATGTTGATTTTAGGTTTATTCTTCGTTATCATTCCAGCCTCCAACGTTGATTTCTATAATTCGCTTATTAGAAATATCTGTGTCAAGCATCTTTTCTTCACGTTTATTTTTAATTTGAAGTGATTTGATACGCTCTTTCTGTTCTTTCTTATCAAGAGAGTCTTTCGCATCTGTTGTAGTCAACTTGCTAATTTGTTCGAATGCTCGGACATTGCCTTTCATAGCTTTCTGCATCATAACCATAGCCAGGGCCATTTCATTAGTTGAATCGAAGCCTAGCTCTTCAAGTTGTTTTTTTACGTTTGGACTTGCAACCTCGGCTTGTAAAATCGTTTCAAAAGCCTTTTTTAGGTTCGCTTTT